GCGTCCCAGTTGACGAACGACCTGGTGTCCGAGCGGGCGCCAATGGTGAAGGTGCGGCAGGGCTTCGCGACCATGTCGCCGGTCCTGAAGGAGATTCAGCGGCTGGTGCTGCAGGGCACTCCCGAGGCGCCGGCGCTGAGGCATGGCGGACATCCGGTGGTCCGCTGGTGTGTCGACAACCTGGCCGTCGCGATGGACCCGGCGGGCAACGTGAAGCCGGACAAGGCCAACAGCGGCGACAAGATCGACGGTGTCAGCGCGTTGGCGACGGCCATGTCCGAGATCGTCGCGAGGCCCCCGCGCCGGAAGTCCCGGTACGCGGAAGAGGACGAGATCATGGTCGTGTAGCGGCCGGGGGAGGTCGCGATGTTCGCGTGGCGCCGTACAGCCGTCCGTAAGCGGGTCGTCATCAACCTGGCGGACAAGGCGTTCAGCGGGATCCTGTGGGCTAAGCGCGGCCCGCTGCTCGTGCTGCGCGACGTGGAGCTGCTGGAGGCCGGCCGTGCCCCTCAGCCGGTCGATGGCGAGGTTGTGATTGAGCGGTCCAAGGTCGAGTTCACCCAGGTGCTCGCGGGCGGGGGTGGCTGATGGCGTTCGTGGTCAGCTCCGGCCAGCTCGCGACCACGGGGGCTGGGGTCACGCCAATGTTCTCGGCGATGCCGATCCCGGCGGCCTCTTGGGAGTACGAGGCGATCTGGCGGACCCAACCGCAGGTGCGCACGGTCATCTCGTTCCTGGCCAGGAATATCGCCCAGGTCGGCATCCACACCTTCCGTCGCGTCAGTGACACGGACCGGGAGCGCTTGACTGATCATCCGCTGGCGCAGTTGCTCGCCGAGCCACTACCGGGGATGACGCAGTACCGGTTCATCGAGCGGATGGTGTCGGACTACGCCCTCTACGACGACTTCTACGCGATCAAACTGCGGCTGCGGGGCAGGCGGGCTCTGCTGCCGGTCCCTCCGACGCTGATCCGGCCAGCCGAGGGTAACTGGATCGCCCCGAAGTACTACGAGACGGCGGGCGGCCGGGACTTCGCGCCGGATGAGGTCGTCCACATCCACGGTTACACCCCGGAGACACTGACCCACGGCACCTCTCCCATCGAGTCGCTGCGTGACGTCCTGCTGGAGTCGACGGAGGCGGCCAAGCAGCGGGCGGCCATGTGGAAGGGCGGAGCCCGCCATACGGGCGTCCTGGTGCGTCCCCCGGATGCTCCCGAGTGGGGGCCGGGGGAGAAGGCCCGCTTCCGTGAGATGTGGCGCAGCTTCACCCAGGGCGGTGGCGGTGAGGGTGGCACGCCGATCCTTGAGGACGGCATGGACTACAAGTCGGTCGGCTTCAATCCGCAGCAGGCCCAGTACATCGAGGCCCGGAAGCTGACCCGGGAGGAGGTCAGCGCGGCATACTTCATCCCGCCGCCGCTGATCGGGATCCTCGATCACGCCACCTACTCCAACATCAAGGAGCAGCACAGCCACCTTTACCAGGACACGCTCGGCCCCTACATGGCGATGTTCGCCCAGGAGATTCAGGCGCAGATCCTCGCGGATCTCCCTGACAGCCAGGACGTGTACTGCGAGTTCAACATCGACGCGAAGCTGCGCGGCAGCTTCGAGGAGCAGGCTGCTGCGGCGTCGACAGCGACGGGTCGGCCGTGGATGACGGTCAACGAAACGCGGGCGAGGAACAACCTGCCGGCGATCGACGGCGGCGATGAGCTGATCGTGCCGCTGAACGTTACCGAGGGCGGGATGGCGTCCCCGCGGGATACGGCGCCGGAGCCCGATGCGGCCCCAAAAGCGTCGGCCCGGCAGGTGCTCACCAAGGCCGGGCCAGCGCCGGGCGAGTCGTCGCTGGATGAGCTCCGCGAGGAGTTCGCTTCCGCGCTCGCCGAGCTCACGGACGAGGAGTTCAGCTCTCTGCTGGCGTCCAGTCCGGGCGGCGCCTCAGCGGTGCGGTCTTGGTGGGCGGCCGGCCGGGCGGGGCGGCTGGCCAAGTTCTCCAAGCTGATCGCCGACTACGTCCTGCGGTTCGGGCGTGCGGGCGCGCGCAGGGTGCTCGAGGAGTTCAATCCGTCCGAGGAGGGCTGGGCGGAGGACGTGATGGAGCCGTGGCTGCTGGCGGCTGCTCTGCATCACGCGCAACTGCATGACGCAGCCGGCGAGGCGGCGGCGGTCGAGGCCGCAGTAGCGCCTCCCGAGGAGGGCGGCCTCACGGCGGCGCTCGTGCTGGCGGGCGGCTTGTGGGCGGCTGCCGCCTTGACCCGAAGCGAGACGGCCGCGACGGAAGCCCTCTCCTTCGGCGGCCACGATGCCGCCGAGGCCTCGGGGCTCGGCTTCAAGGTGTGGCAGACCACGAGCAGCAACCCGCGGGCCCAGCATGCCGCGGTGAACGGGGAGAAGGTCCCGCTCGGCGGGGTGTTCTCCAACGGCTTGCGCTGGCCCGGCGACAGCACAGGTGACGCAGACGAGACGGCGAACTGCCGCTGCCTTCTGACGTATTCGAATTCGGAGTGACCATGCGGACTAAGAGCTGCCCGGTGCGGATCAAGGCCGCGGGCACCCACGAAGGCACCGACGAGGGCGTGTTCGAAGCCATCGTCGCCGCCTACAACCTCGACAGCGTCGGCGACAAGATCACCCCCGGGGCGTTCGCCGAGACCCTCGCCGAATGGAAGGGGCGTGGCGACCCGATCCCGGTGCTGTGGTCGCACATGTCCCACGACCCCGACTACCACATCGGTGAGGTGCTGGAGGCCGAGGAGCGACCGGAGGGCCTGTGGGTGAAGGCCCGCATCGACCTCGACGCCACGAAGGCCGCCCAGGTCTACAAGCTGCTGAAGGGCCGGCGCGTCACCCAGTTCTCCTTCGCCTACGACATCGAGGAGGGCTCGTGGGTGGAGCAGAAGGACGGCCCCGGCTACTACGAGCTGCGCAAGCTCAAGCTGTACGAGGTCGGCCCCACTCTGATCGGCGCCAATCAGGCCACCGAGCTCATCGACGTGAAGAGTGCGGACACACTTCCTGACCTGACCAAGGTGCAGGAGACGCTCGAACATCTGAAGGCCGGCAGGACGCTGTCGTCCCAGAACGAGCAGAGGGTGCGCGACATCGCGCGCCTGGCGAAGGAGCTGCTGGACTCCCTCCCTTCCAGCGACAACGAATCGCAGGACGCCGAGAAGGCCACGCCTGCCCCGCCCGCTGACGCCTCGCCCCAGGAAACTCCTGAGGCCAAGGCGGTACAGCCCGCCGGGCCGAGCCCCGCCTCGCTCCGTCTGCACGCCGACCTCGCCGCGCTTGAGGCCGAGGTCTCCACGCTTACGGACTGAGGAGAGCCGTGAACAAGATCGAGGAGCTGAAGGACCAGCTCAAGCACCACCTGCTGCAGGCCCAGGCCATCGCCGCCAAGGCGGACGACGAGGGCCGCGACTTCACCGACGACGAACGCACCCAGGTCACCGAGCACATGGCCAAGGCGCAGGACGCGAAGGCCGGCCTGGAGAAGGCCAGGGCGTCGGCCACCATGCGGCAGGCTCTGGCCGACCTCGGCGACGACATCCAGCTGGAGGAGAAGTCGGCCGGCGAGCGCCGGACTCCCTCGGGGCTGGTCGTTCCGGACGCCAAGGCATCGCTGGGTGAGACCTTCGTCAAGTCGGCCGAGTTCCAGGGGCTGATGGCGACCGCTCCGAACGGCGTGTTCGGCAAGGATCACCGGGTGCAGTCCCGGCCGGTCGGCTACAAGGCACTCGTCACCGGCGGCTCGGACACGTCCGGTGGCGCGTTCGTCACCAACCAGATGATGGGTCTGCAGGTCGGGCAGCTGGCGTTCCAGCGTCCGCTGCGGCTGCGGGACGTGGTCACGAACCTGACCACCACGTCCGACACCATCGAGTACGTGCGGATGACGTCGCAGACGAACAACGCCGCACCGGTCGCCGAGTCGACGGCGACCGCGGATCCGGGCACGATGAACGCCGCGAACGGTGTCAAGCCGGAGTCCGCGCTCGCCTGGGCGAAGGTCACCACGCCGGTCCGGACCATCGCGCACTGGATCCCCATCACCAAGCGGGCCCTGTCGGACGCCGCGCAGGTCCGCTCCATCATCGACGCCTTCCTCCGCTACGGCCTGGAGGAGGAGCTCGAAGACCAGATGGTGTCCGGTGACGGCACCGGCGAGAACCTCGAGGGCCTCTCGAACGTGTCGGGCGTGCAGGCGCAGGCGTGGGACACCAACCTGCTCACCACGACCCGCAAGGCCCGCACCAAGGTTCGCCTCGTCGGCCGGTCCACCCCCAACGCCTACCTGTTCAACCCGGCGGACCTGGAAGCGATCGACCTGCTGCAGGACAACGAGGCACGCTACTACTTCGGTGGGCCGCAGGGCCTGGGCACGGCGGGCACCCTGTGGGGCCTGCCCGTCATCGAGACCGAGGCCGTCCCGGCGGGCACCGGCTACGTCGGCGACTTCCGCAAGGCGGTGCTGTGGGACCGCGAGCAGGCGTCCATCACCATCTCGGACTCCCACGCGAACTTCTTCATCCGCAACATGGTCGCGATCCTCGCCGAGATGCGGGCCGCGTTCGGTGTCATCCAGCCGAACGCGTTCGTCGAGATCGACCTGACCGCCTGATCGGAGGCCTGACATGGCGTATCTGAACGAGGGCGCTGGCAAGGCGCGCGAGGGCAAGCAGGCCGCGGCGGTGGCGGACATCCCCACCCCGGGATCGGCGACCGTGGCCGACTGCGCTAACAAGATCAACGCGATGCTCGCGGCTCTGCGCGCGGCCGGGCTGATGAAGTCGTCGTAGTGCTGGTCAACTCACGGACGGTCCGGGGCCGCTGCCCGATGTGCGGCGCCGCTCACGCCGCATGCGGCACGGCCTCGGACTCCACTCCCGTCGACGAACGAATGGAGGTGGCCGCCGTGGGCGGACCGCTAAAGAAGTACGAGGTCACCACGCCGCACGGCGTGCAGACCACCATGAAGCTCAACGAGGAGGACGCCAGGCGGCTCGGTGTCCTCAACGAGCCGGACATCGACTCCTCCGAGGCTGGCAGCGACGACACGCAGCCGGCAGCGAAGAAGCGCGCCGTCAGCAACAAGGCCCGGACCGCGGCCAGCAAGGGCGGTGCGGGCGGTGGCGACGACTGACTACCTTGCCGAGCCGGCCGACCTGGCCGTATGGCTCGGGGTTCCGGCCGACGACGCGAAACTCCTGCAAGCCCTGGGGGCGGCGTCCAGCCGCTTCCGGGGTGCGGTTCGCCACCACGTTTCCTTCGTGGCGGGCGACACGGTCACGCTGGACGGCAACGGCAAGGAGTCGCTGCTGCTGCCGGCGGCGCCGGTCACAGCCGTCACGTCGGTGACACTGGACGGCGAGACGCTCGTCTACGACACCGACTACCGCTGGTCACAGGACGGGTTCCTGCGGCGGGTCGGCCGCTGCTGGCCGGACAAGCTGCGCTGTGTCGAGGTGGTCTATAGCCACGGCTACAGCCCGATCCCGGAGGACATCGCCGAGGTCGTCATCGACCAGGCGCGCGCCCAGTACACGGTGCGCCCGGGCCTAACCTCGATGACGGTGGGCAGCCAGCAGGTCGGCTTCGGGGCTCAGGCGTCCATCGGGGTCACCGCCCAGTGGACGACGATGGTGGAGAAGTACCGGATCAACCACGGTGATGCGCCGTGAGCCTGTTTTTCCACCAGCAGTTCGTGCGCGTGCGGGCCCCCCTCGTGGAGGACCGCTACAAGAACAAGAAGCGCGACTGGTCCAGCGCCGTGCGCGTCACCATCTCCGGCGTGAACATCCAGCCCGCGGGAACCCCGGTGCGGTCGGAGGAGGATACCGACGATCGGCAGACCACCGTCACCGCCTGGAACCTGCAGAGCGCTGAGGGCCGGGACCTGGACCTGCTGGAGACGGACCGCATCGAGTTCGACGGAATGACTCTGGAGGTCGAGGGCAAGGTGGGCCGCTGGCCGGACCCCTTCGGTCCCGGCGTCCACCACGTTGAGGCCCGCCTCAAGGAGGTGGACTAGTGGCCCGCGCCCGCATCACCTTCGACCGCCGCGTGTTCCGCCAGATCGCCTCCAGCTCGGAGATGGCGTCCTATCTGCTGTCGATCGCCGAGCGGGGCAGGGCCATCGCCGACGCCCTGGCGCCCACGTACAGCGGCCCCACTTGGGGCACTGAGATCCGCTCCCAGGATTACAAGCGGTCGCTGGAGGCGAAGCTCGTCCGCAACAACTTCGGTTGGCGAAGCGAGATCGCGGCGAACGTCGCCTACGCCGTGCAGGTGGAGTTCGGCACGGGGCGCCCGTACACGTCGCAGGAGCGCCCCCAGGAGGGCTATTCACCGAAGTGGCGGGTCCTGGGCCGCACGCTGGAAGCGATGAGGAGCTGAGATGCCCAGGATCAAGCTGGCCAACTGGTACGGCGACCGCAAGCCGGGTGACGAGATGGACGTCGACGACGTGCTGCTGAAGGCGCTGAGCCGTGACGGGATCGTCGCCGAGGTCCTCGACGCGCCCGCCGAACCGGGGCTCACACCGCAGCAGGACGCACCTGCCCAGCCCGAGCCGGCCGTGCAGCCGGTGGACCCGGCGGCCGAGACGGGCCGCAAGCGGCGATGACGCTGCCCGTCGCGCCGATGCCGGACGTCGAGCAAGTCGCCATCGAGCTGCTGGCCGAAGCGCTCGACGACTCGGTCACGGTCGGCAGCGAGTGGCCTGAGAACCTAGCGCAGCATCTTCCCGTCGTGGCTGTCACCCTCGGTCCCAGCGGCGGCTCCGCCATCAAAGCGGTCACGGCGAACCGGGGTCTGGACATCGACGTGCTGGCGGCGACGAAGGGCGAGGCGCGTGATCTCGCCGCCCTCGTGTCCGCCCACCTGATCGCCGCCCAGGGCACCAAGCGGCCTGGAGCTCAGATCTACGGCGTCGACGAGACCAGCTTCATCTGGCTCCCGGACCCGGTGACGAACATCCCCCGCTACGTGCTCGTGATGAGCATGGTGGTCCGCCCCGCGTAGCAGCACCCAACCCGCACCCCACTTCACCCATTCACCCGTCGGCGTCTGGCCGTGCGGGTCCTCGCTATGCCTGGAGGCATCCCGTGGCGAACGACGCCGACAACGTGAGGGTCGGTCTCAACGGCTCTGTGTACATCGCCCCGAAGGGCACCACCGCCCCCGCCGACCTGGACGCGGCCTGGGGCTCGGGCTGGGTGGATCTCGGCTACCTGTCCGACGACGGCGTGGAGATGTCGTACTCGACGGACACCGAAGACATCAACGCCTGGCAGTCCCTCAGCCCCGTCCGCAAGGTCCTGACGGGCGTCGACATGACGCTCGGCTTCACCGCGATCGAGCTGAAGACGTCGACCGTGACCCTGTACTTCCCCTCCGCGACGATGACGGACGTGTCGCCCGGGGTCCACAAGCTCAGCATCCCGGCGGCGCCGGAGCCGGACGAGCGGGCCATCGGCCTGGAGTGGGTCGACGGCGACATCAAGAACCGGCTGATCATCGCCCGCGGCGAGGTGTCCGACCGCGACTCGATCACGCTGGCCCGCTCCAGCGCCGTGCAGCTGCCGATGACGGTGTCCGCCTACGCCGACACCGCGCCGGAGATCGCCGTGTGGCTGTCCAACGACCCGGCCTGGGCCGCGGCGGCGTAACCCCATCTCCCGGCAGGCGTGCCATGCGGGTCGCGCCTGCCGGGCCCCAACCCGCTACACCCGCGAGGAGAACAGCATGCCCAGCAAGACCGTCGGCACCGAAGTCGTCGACCTCAACGCGCTCGCCAAGCAGCGGCGTGACGCGCTGCCGAAGCCCACCACCTTCAACCTGTTCGACGTCGAGTTCACGCTGCCCCCGATCAAGGCTCTGCCGTTCGAGCTGCAGGAGCGGGTCGGCGACCTCGACAACACCGTCGCCGTGCTGAAGGACCTCCTCGGCGAGGACAAGGTCAAGGAGATGTACGCGGCCGGCTACCAGTTCAGCGACATCGAGCTGATCGCCGAGGAGTGGCAGAAGCGCAGCGGTGTCGAGCCGGGGGAATCGCCGGCCTCCTCCGCCTCCTGACGGAGCACGGGGAGGCCCTCGAATGGGACATCCCGCACTACTGGCCGGGCCGTTCGCTGCTGGAGCTGTATCGCGGGGAGATGTCGTGGCGTGAGCTGCGCGTCTTCCTGCGGTTCCTGCCGCCGGATTCCGCGACGGCCAGGGCGGTGCGTGGGTCCACTCCGGAAGAGGACGCGTGGACGCTGGACCGGCAACTGCTGGCGAGCGTCGTCGACGCGGTCCGGGAGAACACGTTCGCCACGGTCAAGCTCGGCGCCGACCCGAAGAAGACCGGGCGCCTGAAGCCGCCGAAGCCCATTCCCAGGCCGGGCGTCGAGGAACCGCAGAAGACAAACGTGATCCGTTTCGGTGGCCGCCACGGCTCCGGGGCGAAGCAGTTGGCGCGCCTCTTCGGGAGGCCTGCCGCGAACCAGTGACGGGGGTACGCGGTGGCTGCTGGCGGTGTGCTCGTAGGACGCGGATACGTCAGCATCCGCCCGGAGTTCGAGGGCGACTGGTCCCGGAGCGTGTCGTCTCGCGCCTCCAACGCGGGCAAGGCCGGGGCCGGCGCCTTCTCCAAGGCGTTCGGTGCCGGACTGAAGGGCATCGGCGCGCTGGCCGGCGTGGCGGTCGGGGCGAACTTGTCTTCTGCCGCCGCCGGAGCGGCGCTGCTGGCCCCTGCTCTGACCACTGCCGGTGCGGCTGCTGGTGCTCTCAAGCTGGGGCTCAGTGGCGTTGGTGAGGCGTTTAAGGCGGCGTTCGCCGACTCCAGTGCGGACGCCAAGGCTGCCGCCTCCGCCACGAAGGCGGTCGAGTCGGCGCAGCGCGGGCTCGCGGATGCCCAGCGGAACCTCGCGCGTGCGCGCGTGGACGCGGCCAGGCGTGTCGCGGACGCGCAGCGGCAGGTGCGCGACGCCGAGCGGGACCTGTCCGACGCGCAGCAGGATGCCCGGGCTGTCCAGGCGGACCTCAACGACGCCCGTCGCGAAGCGGCGCGTGCTCTCGAGGACATGAACCAGCGGCTCGCCGAGTCCCACCTCGACGAGCGCGAGGCGATCCTGCGGCTGAAGGACGCCGAGAAGGAACTGCGCGACGCCCAGCGCAAGCCCGGCGTCACCCCGCAGGAGCTGGAGGAGCTGCAGATCCGCTACGAGCGGGCCAAGCTCAACCTGCAGGAGCAGCAGCGGGAGACGAAGCGGCTCGCCGACGACACGAAGAAGGCCAACAAGGTCGGCGTCGACGGCTCGCAGCAGGTCCTCGCGGTCAAGGAGCGCATCTCCGAGGCGAACCAGAACGTCGCCGACAAGGAGCGCGCCCTCGCCGACGCGCAGCGCGGCGTGAACGAGGCCCGCGCCGAGGGCGCTCAGCAGGTGCAGGACGCCCAGCGCGCGGTCGCCGAGGCGATGTCCGCCGTGGCCGACGCGCAGGCTGCCGCCGCGGCACAGACGTCGAAGTTCTCCGAGGCCATGGGCAAGCTTGCGCCGAACGCGCAGAGCTTCGTCAGAGCTATGCAAGGGCTCGGGCCTGCGTGGACGTCCATGCGTCTGTCGGTGCAGAACGAGCTGTTCCGTGGCCTGGACTCCACTGTTGCCGCGCTGGGGCGCACCACCATCCCGGTCCTGCAGCGGCAGCTCACCGCGACGGCCGGCGTGTGGAACGCCATGGCGAAGAACGCCAGCGGGGCCATCACCGAGATGGCCAAGAGCGGCATGCTCGACAAGATCCTCGCCGGGGCCACGGAGAACCTGCGTGCCTTCGAGAAGGCGCCGGGCCAGCTCATCACCGCGTGGGGTCAGCTGTCCGTCGCCGCGCAGCCGGCGTTCAACATGCTCATGCAGCAGATGGCCGGCGCCATCACGTCCTTCACCGACGGCATCGCCAAGAGCTTCGAGTCGGGCGGCCTGGAGGAGGGCATCACCACCGCCTTCGAGATCCTCAGCCAGTTCGGCACGCTGCTCGGCAACGTCCTCGGCGTCGTGCAGCAGATCTTCAAGGCCGCCTCCGATGCGGGCGGCGAGATCGTCGGCGCGCTCGGGCAGGTCTTCGGGGAGCTGGAGAAGATCCTCGCCGCGCCAGAGATGCAGGCCACCCTGCGCAACCTGTTCGCCTCGGTGGCGCAGATCGTGGGCGCGATCGTCCCCGTCATCGGGGCGGTCGTGCAGGCCGCCGTGCCGCTGATGGCGGCCATCGCAGCGCCGATCGCTCAACTGGCGACCGCGCTCGGTCCCGTCCTGCAGGTGCTTGCGACGACGCTCGCCGCGACGCTCATGCCGCTCATCCAGGCACTGATGCCGATCGTGGTTCAGGTCGGCGGGGCGATCATCCAGATCGTGCAGGCGGCCATGCCGCTGCTGCAGCCGATCGCCCAGCTCATCGCTACCATCATCGGTGCCCTGGCGCCGGCCCTGTCTCCGGTCATCGTGCTCGTCACGAGCCTGGTGCGGGCCCTCGTCGGGCCGCTGACGTCGGTGGTGCAGGCCCTCGCGCCGATCCTGACGCAGGTTGCGGAGCTCATCACCGAGGTGTTCCTGCAGTTGATGGCGGCGATCGAGCCGCTCATCCCCATCGCCCTGCAACTGGTGCAGCAGGTGTTCGCCGCGCTGCAGCCGATGCTGCCCGCCGTGGCGAGCGCGTTCGAATCGATCGCTGCCGCGGCGGTTGCGCTGCTGCCGCCGATCGCTCAGATCGCCGGGCAGTTGGCGCAGGCACTGGTGCCGATCATCGCCGACCTGGCGCCGCTGGTTGCCGAGCTGGGCAACCTGTTCGCCGGGCTGCTGGCGCAGGCGCTGCCGCCGTTGACGCAGGCTGTGCTGATCCTGTTCCAGGCGCTGGAGCCGCTGTGGCCGCTGATCGGCCAGCTCGTCGGCCAGGTGGTGTCTCTGGCGGCGGGACTGCTCAGCCAGCTGATGCCGTCGTTCGTTCAGCTGACGCTGGCCCTGGTGCCGATCATCCCGTCGCTGGCGAAGATCGTGGCGCTGGTGCTGGAGCTCGCGGTGAAGGTCCTCTCGTGGCTCTTGCCGCCGCTGCTGGACCTCGTCGGATTCCTGACGGGGCTCCTCGCGGGAGCCTTGCAGACGGCGATCGGATGGCTGACCAAGCTGGTGACGGTCATCGCGTCCCTGGTCGCTTGGGTGGCCGATCGGCTCGGCCCGGCGATGATCTGGCTGCGCGACAAGGTGATCCTGCC